AGCTCTATTTAAGAAAAGCATATTTTCTTCTATAGCACCTTGTTTATCTAAGTTTTTAAGAATTTCATCAAAATCTTGTAAAGCTGTTCTTGGATTACCATCTGAAGTATCTAAAGCTGTTTCATTAGAGTTAAAGTTTTGATAAATATTACCTCTTGATTCTATAGCAGCAAAAAGACCTTCAGTACCAACAAAACCTTCATTTGCAGCAGTACCTGCGCCAGTAGCAGAAGCTAGTTCACCTTCTATCATTGACATTTCCAGATAATCTTCAAATCTAAGTCTTGTTTCATGCTCTGATTTTAAATACCATAAATATCCAGATGCTCCGTTTTCAGTTGTTACTTCAACCCACCCAATTTGAGCAGTATCAGAACCAGAGATAGAATATTTATCTTTGATAATAATAGGGTTGTTACTAAACTGTTGAAAACCTGCATCTATAGATCCATCCATACCAGCAGTTCCTTTTTTAAATTCTGAACCATATACAAATACTGAACAAGTAACAGAACCACCAGATGTTAATCCAGCTGCTGTTAGTGTAGCACCTTTATAAGGAGCAACATCAAAAGTATTTGCAGTTACAGCTTTTACAACTCCTTTTACAACTTTATCAGCGTTCCAAGTAGTTTGTCCGCTACCAGCAACAAAAGGTGATCTAGAATTTGAAGAATCTGCTTCTATAAGTACAACAGTTTGTCCAACTCTAACAGCATGGCCATTAGATGTAACTCTACTGTTTGTTGCAGTATCAACGGATACACCGCTATATGCAATATGTAGTCTTCCTTGCTCTGACCAAATTATTTGATCTGAAGCAGAAGGAATTTCAGCGCCGACCATACGAAGGAAAGAAGAAACAGATCTGTTACCATATCTTTCTACTTCTTTTTCGTATACATCGGGTAAAAATTGTTGAGCGAACGTTCCTCCACCTGAATTTGCATCAAATGTTAGATAGTTGCCCGAAAACAACGTTTTTGTTGGAGTAGGCGTAAGTCCCGCAGGAAACGACCCACTCGATGAAAATAATCCCATTTTTTTTAAATTTTAAGTTATTGTTTAAATCTTACTCTTAATCTGTCAGCATCATCTCCACTTACAGCTCTAACTTTAAAACCTGTATTCGTAGTAACCTCTTGATGAGTAGCTCGGGGATCCATATCTATATTTTTAGATTTGGCCATAGACTCTTTAATAGCGTCCGCCCTTCCCTGCTCATAAAAATGATTAGCTATTGAATCAGCATTCATTGCTGTAAACAAAGCTTTATGATAACCAGCAGCATCATTCATTTCGTTTTCTTTATTTACATACTTACTAACTAATGAATTAATATCTGACTGTGTATCTTTTACTTTATCTACATCTTTGACTTTAAATCTATATCTGTTTTCGCCTACCTTATATTCAAAACCTTTGAAATTTTGGGAAAATACTTCATTTGTTTTTTGTTCAAATATTGATCTATGTCTTTGAGCTGTTTCTGTTGAGAGTTGCTGCTCTTGTTTATAATCATCGTAGAATTTAACCGCTTCTCTTTGTTCTGGGGTTAACTTTGAGCTTAACTTAAGGTCATTGTAATATTTTTGCTTCAGACCGGTGAGATTTGACTTTGCTTCCGCGATTGATTCTTTCAATCTAAGCTTTTTTCTTTTAATATCTCTTTCTTCATCTTCTTCTTCGTCATAAGAAAAAGTATCTTCCATTAAAAAGCTTATTTCTTCTTCAGATAAATGTGGTTTTGATTGTCTATAGTATTCACGTAAGACATCCATATCCTCCATTTTACTGTAATCTTTGTTTAATTTTACATAATCTTCAAGACTACCCCCAGTTTCATTCATAAATTCAACTAGTTTATTAATATTTTCGGGTAATTCTTGTGTTTCTTCTTTATTATTTACGTTTTTTGGCTCTTCTTTAAGTTTATTTGGAATATCTTTTATTTTTTCCTGTAAACTTTTTTCTTCTTCCTCGTTTACAAGCTCTAATACGGGCTCTTCTTCGTTAACTTTTTTTTCTTCTTGCTTAGTTTCGCCAGTACTTTCTCCGGAAGGTTTTTCATCTTCTGTTTGCTTGTTTTCTTCACGAACTTCTCCGCTAGTTTCGGATTCGTTGCGAACAGGTACCTCATCTGTGCTTTGCTCTCCAGTGGCATCTTCTTCTTTTTTAAAATTACGTAAATCTATTTTTATTGTACCATCATCAGCAACTTCTGCTGCTGGTTTTTTTGGTTCTTCTTTTTTTTCTTCAACCTTTTCTTCAGCTTTAACTTCTTCTTTAGGTTGTTCTGTTGTTTCTTCAACTTTTTCTATTGCTTCAACAACTTCTTCTTGTTGTTCTTTTTTATTTGACATGATAAAATATTATATAATTAATAAAGTTTTTAACGAGGTTCAAATGCCTCTAAATTAAATCCACTGCCCATTGTATCATTACCAGCGGATTCAAATTCCTGCTCTCCTTTTCTATCTTTTCTTTGTTCAATTAATTTAGACTGTTGGCTAGCTTGAATTCTTGTTCTTTCGTCTTTCCTATCTTCTTTAAATTTTTCTCTGCTAGTATAGACTTCAGACTCTTTTTCTTTTAATGCCATATTTAACTGAAATTCATATGACATTAATTCTTTTTTCAATTCTTTTTCTTGTTGTAATTTTTGTATTTCAAGATCAGACTCAATTTGAGCTAATTGTGCTTTTTGTTGAGTTAATGCTTGTTGTTTTTGAACGTCAGCTTGTGCTGAAGCTTGTGCTGCTTGTGTATTTGATTGAGTTTGCATTTGTATATTTTGCTGCTGACGTTGCATATCATCATTCATTTTCTTTTTTCTTCTTACCTTTAACAATTGATTAGCTAATTTAATATTTTTTATTTCTCTAATATCAATTGCATCTTCAAGAAATATTTGATCTTTTGAAAGAGCTGCTTGTATGTTATTTTCAAGCCTTGCTTTTTCTTCTTCATCTGGTGCAAGCTCTATAAATATTCCAAAATCATGCAAATGCATGTTTTTAATATCATCTAACGTGCCAACATTAAATCTTCCTATTGAAGATATAAAAGCTTCTCTAGTTGGTGAATATTCTAATATATCTGATATTCTTAAACTAACTGCTTCAGCAACTCTTGCTGTTAAATATAAGCTTGCCTGCAATATGTGTCTTGTAGCTGTATTTGAATTAGCGGCAGCTAATTTTTGTACACCAACTAAAGCATATTGATCAGGTTTACTTCCATCTCTTGCTTCATTTAATCCGGTTACATCTCTTATCATTTGAAGATAATAGTTATACGTTTGTATTAAAGAAGCTATTTTATTATTACCACCATTAGATGTAAGTTCTTGTATTGGTACTTTAGCTGGATTCATATCACCGTCTTGTGTTAAAGATCTACCAATAACAGAACCTGTTTGAAAAAACATATTTAATGCTTCTTGCGGATTATAATTTGTGCCATTACCTAAATCTATTTCAGCAAGGCCATCTGCATCAAGATAAACACCGTCAGGTATCATTCTTGACATTACTTGTTGTAATTTTAAATGCGTTAGTTGAATCATATCAGCAAATCCTGTAATTCTACTAACTAAAGACTCAATTCTTCCTTTATATATTCTAGGTGCAACAATATGATAATTCATCATTACCTTTGTTGTATCACTTTTAGGTCTAATCATATTTTTTGCAAGACCCCATTTAAGAAGCATATTAACACCTAATACATATACTCCTTCATATACTACGTCTATTGATCTGCTTGCTTTTTCGAAAAGATTTTCAATATCCTCTGGCGGATTGAATTGATCATTTTTTTGAATCGCTTTAGAAGCTCCTGTAGCTGTTGTTTTAATTTTGTAAACTTCATTGTTATATGTTTTATAATTAAAGTATAATACTTGTATACTATTTGAATCTAATACGCTATCTTCATTTATATATCTATTATGTGAAGATGCACTTTGATAACCTTGACTAGATATTTTTTTAAGCGTGTCTTCATCTAAATCAGGAAATTGTTTTGCTATTTCATTTATTGTTACAGATTTTACCTCACCTATATAATAAATATCATCAAAATAAGGAGAATAAGTGTATGAATATACTAAATCAGCAGGATCAACACACCTAACTTTAATACCTTCTGCTTTATTAAATTCATGTTTTACCGATGCAATACCTAATGTAACTAAATCATAATTTACTCTTTTTTGTGTTAAATCATAATTATTTTGATTTAATATAGTATTTATAGCTTGTTCTTCTGCAATTTCAATAGCTTGTTTATACTCTGTTTGCATGTGTAACGCTAATTCTTGATCATCAGAAGGTAATTTATTTGGATCAGTATTAAATAAATTTATTCCTAATTTTTCTTGCACATTATCATTAAACTGTTTAGCCTGCATATCATCCATAATTTTTTGAACATAATCAGTTCTTTCTTTTACAGATGCGGGATCTTGTGAAAAAGCTTTAATATCAAATAATCTATCTGACATTCCATTTACAACTATATCCACAAACTTAGGTATAATAGGTACAGGTTTCCAATCTAAATTTAAATAAGACAAATCACCATTAATAGATAGTTCATCTTTATATTTTTTTACTGATTGTTCTCCTCTTGCATATAAACGAAGTCTATGATATTCATCCCTATTGGAATAAAATCTTGTAGCACCATTGTCTCTTTTAAACCACTCGTGTTCAATTGCTTTTGCTACTTTTTCCCCATATTCAAAAGATGCTTTTTCTTCATCAGAAGCTATTTGACTAGGAAATGAACTTTTTAAAATTGTTTCAGCCATGCTATTTTATTATTGTTGAATGAGATCCTTTATTATTAAATCTCGCTATTTTAATATCTAAACTAGGTTTCATATATTTAGGTTTTGGATGATATAAATGTCTATTACACGCCATAATTGCTAAACCTGAACTTATTGTTGCATCAAATTTAGTTCTTTTATTTATATCAAACTTAGCCCAATCATTAAGCGTATTATTAAAATATATGTTCCCACCTCCATTTTCGTCAATGCCAACATGATTATTTATATACGTTTCAATTGCAGCAGCGTGTGCTTGTTTTACATCTTCCGACGTATTTGGAATACCACCTATTTCTTTTTCCGTTATAGATAATTTATTCCAAACTTTATCAGGTCTATTCATTGAATAAGCCCTGTATCCTCTTCTTTTTAAATGATATAGTAATCTTGGTTTATTATTTTCTGCAAGTACAGGCATACCATAATAAACTAAAGCCATTAATACATCTTCAAAAAACAGTTCAGCTGTTTGAGGTCTTGCTACATATTCTAAAAAGAATGAATTAGCAGGAGCATCTTCCATACTAAACTTAGTTAATCCGTGTAAAGCTCCTTTTGAACCTTGTCCGTCTGTTGTTCCAGATATATCGTATGAGTCACATCCAAATGCACCTATATGCTGATTACCTGGTGTTTTTATACCATTTTTTAGAATAATATTATTTTCTAAATTTTTAGGCGGTGTCCATGAAATAAAAAATCTACCGTTTTTATTTGGAGTAAACATTACTTTTGAATCTTTTATTCCGTTTTCCCAAGAAAAAGAACCTTGCGTAATATATCCTTTACGCATTAAATCATCATTATAATCAATTTGCTCATAAATTTTACTTAAATTGAATATACTGTTTTTTGTTTCATCTCTAAAAGCATGTTCCTCTGTTCTTGGAAATTGCCTATAATATTCATTTAAAGCATCTCCATCGTGCTTTAATCCTTCAACTTCATTATTCCAAAAGTCAACTACACCTGTGTCAATAAGCTCGCCATCGTTTCCAAGGACTTCTTTCTCTGGTGTTCCGAATACAGGATGTCCATAAGAATCAATGAATCCTTCGTAGTTCCATTCCATAGGTATGAACAAACTATATAATCCCGAGCTAGTCTGGCCATTACGATTTCGTTTTGTGACATCTGAATCATAATAAAGTTTTTTAAAATTATCACCTCCTTTATCTAATGAGTTTGACGTTGAACCCATCATACATTTTCCTATAACTTTACTTCCAAGTCGAAGTGTTGTTTTTGTAACTCTCCAGTTATTTAAAATGTTATCTGGTCTTTCCCATTTACCAGATTCGTCGTGTACTAAAATACGAAGCTTTTCCCCATCATAAGAGTTGTCACCTGTGTTTTTCCAGTCGATAGTGGTATCCAATCCCTCCGGAATGTCATCGTCAAACCCAACGGAAGCTTTGAGGTTATTCTTTGTAAGCTTTGACGCTGGAACTCTGTAAGCAAGCTCTGTCTTAGGTCTGTCCATACCATCTTGAATGGGTCGGAAGAAGAAAGGATAATTGGTACTAATTGGAACAACCTTATCTGTAAACATTTTTTTAGCGTCTGCTCCAGACTTTGAAAGTATCCCAAATCGTGCATCCTTTGTAATTGTAGCTTGATTGACGGTTTCGCAACTTGCCATAAAAGAGAATCCCGATCTTCTGTTTTTAAGGTAGCATAAACCATAACATCTTTGGTCGGCTTTACAAGCTTCCCAAAATATATAGAATATTCTATTTGCTTCGCGAAAGTCTGGTTTTCCAACATCAATTTTTGTCCACTGCAGATACATGTAGTGAGTACCAGTAATATAAGTGGGTACATTATTGTTAATAAACCAAAACCCTTTTTCTCTTTTGTTAAATTCTTCATCAATATAATCGTACCATTTATTTTTAAAAACAGCAGGATATGTATCCCATTGAAATCTTGTTTTTATTTGATCTAATTCTTTAGGATATACATGTGCTTCCCATCTATTATTTGTATTAGATATTTTTTTAGGAGCAGGAGGTAAAGCTATTTTTAAATTTTGTATTTCAATTATATCACCTATAGCACCTGTTTTACTAATAACAATTATATCATGCTCTTTATTATATCCGTAATCCCATTTTTTTGCTTTGTTATATCTTTTTATAACATTTAATTTAATAGGATTAATTAATTTAATTAAATCGTACATTATATTTATTTAGATCTTCTTTCAGCAAAACCCTTAAATGGTTTTTTTACTTTATCAGAAACATCTATAACGTTTTTTTCGCTTTCTAGTCTAGTTAATATTTCAAAAGCATCAAATATTGCTAATTTTTTTGTAGCTGCTGCATTTTTTAATCTATCTGCAGCTAAATCTTCGTTAGGATCATTTAAAATAATTTTTTCTTCCGCTACTTTTATTAACTCATCTACTGCTTTATAACCAGCTTGGATTATATTCAATTTCATTTTTTTGTGTTCCATAGTTTATTGCTATTGAATTATCAGGAACTCTATATA